ATAAAGGGTAGCGACGCTCTTCTTTTCTGATTTTCTCAATCCTCTACCTATAGATTGTAAATTTCTTATACGCGACTTAGTAGGGCTAGCAAACACGATGTTATGAAGATTCCTAATATTGACGCCAACGCTAAATACACCATAACTGGCGACAATAATTGCATCTTTTTCTGATTCGACGATGTGTCTGATTTGTTCTCTTGTATCGGAGTCTGTTCCTCCATATACAAAAAAAGTCTTCCTATTACTGACATCTGTTTTTTCCTTTATCATATTATAAAGTAAGCGTCCGTGCTTTTCCACAAAACGAAATAAAAGAAGAGTATTTGTCTCTAAATCCAATACTAAATTCTTTATAAAAACATTCCTTGCTTTTGAAGATATCAAATACTCTAATTCTTCTTGATAATTAGATTTCCTCAAGTCAAAACAAATTGAATCTGGATGTTTGAGTACTAAAGCATTAATTTCAAATGGTGAAAGGTGTTTAGCGTCTATAAGTTTCTTAGTAGAAGTTACTTTAAATACCTTTCCAAAAAGTCCTTCTAAAACCAATTTGTGTGTTTGAGTTCCATCTAAGGTTCCAGTAGCTCCAATTCTATATTTTGCATTAATACATTTGGTCATAATAGAAGTAAGTGATTTAGACTTAAATCCATGTGCTTCATCACCAACTACCATTTGATATTGTTCAAAGTATTTTTGTGGCATTTTATAAAGTGATTGCCAAGTACTAATCACTACAGGTAATTCAGACCCTTTATCCCTTCCAGCATAAACTGTATGACAGTTATTAGCTGCGTCCCAACCGTAACTCCTGAAATCTTGAAACATCTGAGTCACTAAAGAAATTGTTGGGACAAGAATTAATGTTTTGAGTTTCAGATATCTTACTAATATATAGATGACTAAAGATTTACCTGAAGCAGTAGGAGATACTAATAAGGTTCTTTGATTAGAAAGGGCGTGATTTATTGCGTCTAATTGGTATTTTCTGACAGTATGTGGTAATTTTAATGAATCAATAAATTCTGACTTGAGGTCACATTTTGTGACTTCAAAGTTAGATTCAAATTTTACTGTATATTGATGAAGATATAGAAACTTACAAAGATGTTCTAGTAAACCTCCATACAACAATCTATTATAGATGTTAAATAGACGGATTTTACCGTCCCATAAACGATTTCTATAAGCGGGCATGAAAGTATACCCTGGAACTAAAAAGGTAAAGTGATCACAAATTTCTTGGGCAATAGATGGTTCACAATCAACTTTAATATAGACTTCATCCTTTTTAGTAATAATTACGCTATGCACTTCCATGAGAGAACTTTAGCCAATCTAGAGCATTCTTTATCTGAAATCCTCGATTATTGATCATTTTAATAATAGAATCTAGATAATTAATTTTTTCTTGTAATACTATAATTTGCTGTTTGATTTTAATAACATCATCATCTGATTCAATATAATTATTAATTTCATTTTTGAGAAGTCTGCCTAAAAATGGTTCCCAACCGAGCTTTTCTAAATCTTCTTGAGGCATTCTACCAGAATAAAAATCTGTCTTAGCACGAACTAATTTTGCTAATTCAAATTCTAAACTTCTAAGCCTAATTCGCTCATCTGTATAAATTTTTAAATATTTGTCATGAATTTGTGGAATTCTAATAGATTCAGTTCCTAGTTCTGAATAATCAATTTCACGGTCTTTATGCCAAAATTCTTGAATCTCTTCAAGTTTCAAAATCACCTCCTAATTATTATTCTGAATATACTGGTGCTCCCTCATAAGATGTTTCATTTTGGAGTAAATTTTCTATCTCATAAAGGTCATATCGAAATGATACATCAGCTGAAATGTATTCTACATCAGTCGCGCCAGTATCAAAACTGATTCCTGACAATGTAAGTGGAAATAAATCATGGAATTTTACATGCATTTGAGGATTCATATTACTAGTAAGTATTGTTAAAATTCCTTCCGTTGTAAGTTCATCCTCTTTTTTACGTTTTACATATTGTTCTACATCTCGACTGGTTGGAGTTCCTAATGCTCTAATCCATTCATATATGGAAAGCCAATTCTTTAAATTTTCATCTACTACAAATCGAATAGATAATTCATCAAAAATAACTTCATCTCCTGGCATATAAACAGCTTTTCTTGGAGTTCCAATTTCGACAGAACCAACAGAAATTCCTGGGATATTAGCTGCTTGACAAAAATAGGTTACTTCTGGAAATCTAGATAAAGCAAACTTAAATCCAATTGGAGAAAGTAAACTAATATTTGCTGGCATATTTTGCATTGCTGACATAAGTACATTCCTTTCTATATTATTTAGTCAGCATAAAAAAAGGGGAAGCCACAAATTGTGACCACCCCTTTGATAGAACCAATTGGTTCCCCTCTAGAATTACATCAGGTTAGAAACCTTGACAATTCTGTAGTAGTAGTTGGTTCCAGCTGCAATAGTTCCAGGACCGGAAGCTGTTGCAAATGGATTTCCTACCATACCGTAACGGGTCTTGAAACCAATCTTGGGCTGGAATGAATTTTCACCAACCGCACGCACCATTTGTAGTGGTACATATGGGCAGTAGAAAATACCTGCATCATAAGCAGATGAACCTTTGTATCCAACAACAAAGAAGTTGGATGCGGATGAACTGAAATAAGGATCTACATAAACTTTGTAGCGACCATTCAGTGTACCGACAAAAGTATTACCTGTGTCATCAATTCCTGCGTTATCCATCACACCTGCCATAGCAAGTGCGGAAGCGACATCTGAGGAAGTGATTATGATGTTACCTTTACCACGTCGTGTTGCTTTTGCGACTGCATTAGCTTCACGCTCAATCTGGAACATCAGACCTTTGAATTTCTCAACTGACCAACGACCGTTGGAATCAGTATCAAGATCAAAGATACCTGTTGATGTAGTATTATGTTGGGCACCAGTTTGTGCACCAAAATAAATGGTATGAACAACCTCTCTATTAATCTCAGCAAGAATCTCTTGCGAAAGAATATTAGCGAGTTCTGTTTCAGCATCCAGACCATGAACAGCTTTCAGGTCTTGAGACAATTCCATTGAATATTCACCCTTCAATGCTCTTGTCTTTGCAGTAACAGCCACTCTCTCAATTGAGAATGCCATTTCTTGGAAATCATCTCCATGAGTTCCAGAAGATCCAGTAATACCTAAACCTTCACCTGCGGCAGTTGTAACACCACCAGCTGCATTGTCTGCAGTACCACCTTGAGCAAAGTCAGTACCGGCTGTACCAGCACTTGCTTGTGTTCCAGTTGTTGCTGCACCAGCATGTGTAACATCAGCTTCGTTGTAAAAGCTTTCAGTACCAGTTGATTGAGAGTCATAACGTGCTCTCATTGCGAAAATAAGTCCGGTAGGTCCGGTCATAGGTTGGACACCACAGACATCATACGCAACAAGATTAGGCATCGCTCTGCGAAGCATCGAAATCAAGACAGGATCTTGATACTGGATAACACCAGATGAAGATGCAGTTGCAGTAGCTACAGTTGGAGTTGCCTCCGTCAACATTCCCCAGGAATCTGACGAACTTTGCTCCTTCATAGCCTTTTCTTGGTTTTCAAGAAGGACAGCTGTCACAGCCCTTCGATACGGGTCTTTAATCTTGGGCATATCTGCATGATCCAAGACCGGGGCCCATTTTTGTTGAAGTCCTTCAGCTAGATACATAGTTTTATCTCCTAAAGTAGATTTTTTGGTTAAAAATTAGTAAATTAAAAATTAATTATGTCTTTTCATTGCTTTGACATAACGGCTAATAGATGGATCAACAGGCTCCTCTGTATTTTCTTCTGTTTCAGTATTTTCTACTTCTTCAGAAATTGTTTGAGGGGCATCACTTGTTTTCGGAAAATAATTTTCCTTCAATACTTCAAGTTTCTCTTGGTATTGAGAATCATCTTCGTAATCGATACCATCTGCGAGTTTTGTGAG